ACAAGATACCAATATACCAGCACATTTGCAAAGGATGATATTGGAAACGCAGAATGCCATTTCAGGGACCTCTTTCCAAATCCTTCGTAATATTAATGATGTATATAGGAATTGGAAAATAAATCAACATCAACAAAAAAAACAAGAACAGTGGCAAGATGAACCAATTGAAATAATTAAATCTAAACAACATAAAAGTATTGATATTAGTAAATGGTTAGACGGAGATGATTGATTGGAGTTAAAAGATTATCCCAAAAAGTTATTAGAAAATCGTAAAGAAATTGAGTGTAACTTTATTTTTTGCCTTTGGAAAGAACCTGATTTAATTGATGATTATGCTAATGTTGTAAATGGAAAAGACATTTTAACTCAAGATGGCATATTCTATTATGGATTAGCACAACAAATGAATAAAGCAGGATATAAAGTTTTTGATAATATGTCAGTTGTTACATTTTTAGCAGATAAACCTGTTTTACAAAAAGGATTTGAAGAACGTACAGGATTTGTACCAATAAAAGAAATTACAGAATTACTGGATTCTGAAAATATGTCTACATATTATGAAGCTTTAGTTAAATCCAACATGGTATTAAATTTATATAGTTCTGGATTTGATGTTTTAAAAGATTATGATAAAATACAAACAATGAATTCAGAAGAATTGTATGATTATTATGATTATAAATTAAATAATGTATGTGTTGGTAAAATTCAAAAGCTACAAGCAGTAGATTTAAAAACAGGTTATCAGCCATATGTTAAGAAATGGGATAGTGGTGAATCAGTAGGATTTAAGATAGGATATCCATTACTTAATTATACTCTTGCTGGAGTCCATAGAAAAAATCTCTTGTTGCATTTAGGACATATTGGCAAAGGTAAAACAACAACAGCAATTAACATGTATATTCTTCCTGCTATAGAAGAAGGGGAAAATGTATGTATTATAGCAAACGAACAGGATGAGAATGAATGGCGACAAATGGTTTTGTCAACAGTAGTTTTCAATCACACAGAAAAGAATGGTGATAAACTTAATCGTCAAAGATTTATCTTAGGGAATTTTACAGATGCAGACAAAGAACGTATAAAAAAAGGCGAAGAATGGTTGCAAAAACAAAAGGGAAAATTAATTTTTATTTCTCTAAATGATTATGCAATAAATCATGTAAAGAAAATTATTAAGAAATATAGTAAGCGTGGATTTACAGAATTTATATTTGATACTATGAAGCCAGAAAAAGAAAATTCAGACAAAGCATGGGCAGAATTTGATGAAGTAGCAAAACAGTTATTTTTACTTAGCAAAAAAGAGAATGTTGCAATTATCGCTACTGCACAACTTTCAGCAGATTCAATGAGCAGAAGATATCTTGATTTAACTTGTACAGGTAAGGGTAGGGGTATTTCTGAAACTGCCAGCACAGTTATTATGTTTCGTGAGCTGACAACATATGAAAAGGAAAAATTACAAGCTTTTCAACGAGTTAAGGATGAATCAGGTAAATACAGCCATACAAAAAAGATGATACCACTTGATGTAAATAAAAATTATATTGTTGTATTTATTCCAAAGAATAGATTTGGTACAACAGATAATCAGATTCTCTATGAACGTAATTTATCATTTAATACAATGAAAGAAATTGGATATGTGGATATTCCATATGATGGATTTAATAAAAGAAAATAGAAGAAGGTGACATAGTATTGGTATTAACGTAAACCGTTTGACTGATTATTTAATTAATAATCATGATGCAGTTGAAACTATTTTAAACGATATTGGATTTACACATATTCGATATAATGTAGATAAACAAGAAATTCGTTTTAGTCGTAGAGAAGGTGGTAATCCAACTGCGGTTGTACTGTATCTTAATACTATGTCATTTTATTGTTTTTCGACAAATCAACATGGAAATATTTATACATTGGTAATGCAACATAAAAATATTTCTTTCCCAATGTCATTACAATATATTGCTAATGAATTAGGATTGTCACAACAGCAATTAGATTTAAAAACTCATTTACCATTTGGTGGATTTTATAAAAACATAATTAATTGCAATATTGAACCTGAATGTCATTTAAAAACCTATGATAAATCAATTTTAAATCCTTATTTACATAAGTACAATATGATGTTTTTCAATGATGGTATTGATTTCCAAACTCAAGAAGAATATCAAATAGGTTATGATCTCGATAGTGGCAGAATTACATTTCCTATATGGACATTAAATGGAGAATTATGTGGAATTATGGGACGTTTAAATGATACTAATTGTCCTAAAGAAAATCGTTGGTTACCTATTATTCCTTGTCAACGTAGTTTAACATTGAGTGCATATCATAGAAATTATAAATATATACAACAAAAAGGGTTAGCAATTATTTGTGAATCAGATAAAGCTCCTGCTCAAATGCATAGTTTTGGATGTAATATCGGAATAGGTACTTCTGGATGTCATATATCAAAAATTCAAGCTAAATATTTAAAAGGATTACGTGTCCCTCGTTTAGTAATAGCTTATGATGAGGGGTTAGAAGAAGAACAGATAAGGGAAGAAGCTAAAACATTAATTACTAATACTCCAATTTATCGAAATCATGTTGGATATATTTGGGATAATGAAAATGAAATATTGAAAAAAGGATTAAAACAATCGCCAAGTGATGTTGGAAAAGAAAAATTTGCATATTTAATGAAAAAGAAAGTGAAGTGGTTATCATAGGAAAACGTGTATTAGACTCAAGGTTAAAAGCTTTATATGATAAAGGAATAAAAGTTTATAGTTTTAGCAAAGCTAATACAATTCATGATTGTTTATATTGTGCATATCTTACATACATTTTACATAATAAGGGAACTCCTAATTGTTATTCAATTATGGGAACAAAAGTACATGATACATTACAAGCGCTTATGGAAAATAAGGCAACTGAAAAAGATTTATTACCTGCATTACAAAGTGAGCTTGATGATATAGATATGTTAAATATTACTTTTCCTAAAGATAGACATGGTAATGATTCAATTAAAGATAAATGGGTTGCTGATATGACGGATTTTTGTAAAACATTTAAAAAGCCAAAAGGTAAATTTCAAACGGAACAATTAGTATTATTGCCATTATCAAATAACCGATATTTACAGGGTTATATTGATCTAATCCAATTTCATAATGACAAAGAAATTTCTATTTATGATTGGAAAACATCAAGTCAATTTACTAATAAAAATGTAAAAGAGCTTGGACGACAGCTTGTACTCTATGCTATGGCAAAAGAATATGAAGGGTATAAAATACATAATGTTGGTTGGATAATGTTAAAATATATCACTGTGAAATATAATGGTAAAGCAAGAATTAACTCAAAAAAAGAAACACTACAAACCAAAGTAATAGAACGTAGTCAAATCATATCTGTCTTATACGATGTAATTTATAACAAATTATTAAATGCTGGATATGATAAAATAGAAGCTGAATATTATTTACAACAAGCAAGTCAGGCAAAATCCATAGAGATACTTCCAAACAATATTAAAAATCAATTTTCAATTAAACCCTATATCAGGTATTATGAACTTACAGATGAAATAAAACAAGAAGCAATGGATTATATGAATCAGCAAGCTGATTTATTTGAATCTTTAGATAACAAAGAAGAGAATTGGAAACATAGAGATTTTACAAAGCAATTAAAAAGTGGGAAAGAAATAAACGATACATTTTTTTGTAATAATTTATGTAATTTCAAAAGTAGTTGTAAATATATTAAAGCATTTAATGATTTAAATAATATAGCTGATTTAGACGATTCACAACTTTTTTAAAGGAGGGATTGCTTGCAAAATTATCACAAACATACTTGTTATAGTAATATATATAATGCTGATTCTACGGCAACATATGAAGATTATATACATAGGTGTAAAGAATTAGGACATAAAGTAATAAGCAGTGTAGAACATGGTTGGCAATCAAATTACTATGTTCCTTTTACATTGGTTAAAGAGAATAACGATAAATATAAACAACTTTATGATGAACATAAAATTGATAAACAGGAATATAAAAAGAATTTATTAAAGTTTGTTTTTGGGACAGAAGCATATTGGGTTAAAGATAGAGAAATAATTCAAAAGCATCAATATAGAACAAGTAAAGGGAAAATAGAAACAAAAGAATCAAAAGATAGAACAAACTGTCATATAGTTATTCTTGCAAAAAATGAAAACGGTAGAGAAGCAATTAATGATATATTAGCAGAAGCAAATATATCAGGATATTATTTTAGACCACGTATTGATTTATCTTTAATTTTTAGTTTACCTAAAGATGATGTATTTATTACATCTGCATGTATTGCAGGATGGAAATACGATGATGCTGAAGATATATATTTGAAAATGCACAATTATTTTCAAGACAATTTTATGCTTGAAATTCAAAATCATAATACAGACGCACAAAAAATGTTAAATCAACGAATCAAAAACTTTGCCTATAAAAATGATATTCAAATGATTGTAGGATTAGATAGCCATTATATTTATCCAGAACAAAGTGCAGATAGAGATTATTTGTTGGCGGCAAAAAATGTTCATTATGATGGCGAAGATAATTGGTATATGGATTATCCAGATGATAAAACAGTTATAAAACGTTTTTTAGAACAAGGTGTTTTTAATGAACAAGAAATTTTAACAGCTATGAA